CGTCGTGAGGATTTCCTTGCGGCGTTTTTTGTATGCCGTTGAAAGGAGCGTGATCCGATGCCATATAAACAGCGTACCCAGTGCCGCCACCCCGACTGTCCGGTGCTGATCCCGGTGGGCAGCAAGTACTGCGACGCTCACCGGCGGCAGCACAAGGAAACTGTGCGGAGTGCGGCGAGCAGAGGCTACACCAGCCGGTGGCAGCGGATCAGCAGACAGTATCTGCGGCAGCATCCCCTGTGTGTCCGGTGCGGCAGACCGGCACAGGTGGTAGACCACATCGTCCCCCACAGAGGCAGAGAGCAGCTGTTCTGGGACGAGAGCAACTGGCAGGCATTGTGCAAGGCTTGCCACGACAGGAAAACCGGCGAGGAGGACAGCCGCCCGACCTATGAGTATTAGGGGGAGGGGGTATCAAAATCTCTCCAAGGCAGGCTATGAAAAGACCGGCGCCCAACTCCGTGTGAGAGTTCGCAAAATGAAAAGAGGGGGGTATCCGGCGGAAAACGGCAGGAGGTGACACGAAATGGCAGGAAGAAAACCGAAACCCACGAGCTTGAAGGTGCTGGAGGGCAATCCGGGCAAGCGGCAGCTGAACCCCAACGAGCCGAAACCGGACGCATCTGTCCCGAAGTGTCCGGCGTGGCTGAGCAAGGAGGCAAAGCGTGAGTGGAAACGGCTTGTGCCGTTTCTGGAGCAAGCCGGACTGCTCACACAGGTGGATCGTGCCGCTTTCGCCGGCTATTGCCAGTCCTATGCCGACTGGGTGGATGCCAAGGCACACATTGCCGCAGAGGGCAGCACCTTTGAAACGCCCAACGGCTACCAGCAGCAGACCCCGTGGGTGTCCATTGCACAGGCAAGTCTGAAAACCATGCTGAAATTCTGCACGGAATTTGGTCTGACACCGTCCAGCCGCAGCCGGATTGTGGCGGCAAATGCACCGGAATCCGAGGCGGACGACATGGAAATGCTGCTGGGCGGTGACGGATGATGGGAAAAAACGACCTGCGTCCGGCGGAATTTCCCCGTCTGGAGCACTACGAGCCGTCCGGATTCATGCTCCCCACGTCCCATTATGATGCCAAAAAGGCAGACCGAGCCGTGGCGTTTATCGAAAATCTCCGGCACACCAAGGGGAAATGGGCAGGCAAGCGGTTCTGGCTGCTGCCGTGGCAGGAGCAGATCATCCGGGACGTGTTCGGCATCGTCAAAGAAAACGGCAAGCGGCAGTTTCTCACGGCGTATGTGGAGATCCCCAAGAAAAACGGCAAGTCAGAACTGGCGGCAGCGGTCGCCCTGTACCTGCTGTACGGGGACAACGAACCGTCCGCCGAGGTGTACGGCTGTGCCGCAGACCGGCAGCAGGCATCTATCGTCTACGACGTGGCAAAGCAGATGATCGCACAGTCGCCGGCACTGGAAAAGCGGTCGAAGGTCATAGATTCTGTCAAGCGTGTGGTGAACTACAGCAACGCCGGATTCTATCAGGTGCTGTCCGCCGAGGTCGGCACCAAGCACGGGCTGAATGTGTCCGGTCTGGTGTTTGACGAGCTGCACGCACAGCCGAACCGGAAGCTCTGGGACGTTATGACCAAGGGCTCCGGCGACGCCAGAGAGCAGCCGCTGTTCTTTGCCATCACCACCGCCGGAAACGACCGGAACAGCGTGTGCTGGGAGCAGCACCAGCTGGCGATGGACATTCTCAAAGGCAGAAAGGCAGACCCCACCTACTATCCGGTGGTCTACGGCTTGTCCGATGAAGAGGACTGGAACGAGGAGAAGAACTGGTACAAGGCAAATCCCTCGCTGGGGTACACCATCCAGATCGACCGTGTCCGGAATCTGTACCGGCAGGCACTGGACAATCCGGCGGACGAGAACAACTTCAAGCAGCTGCGGCTGAATATGTGGGTGTCCTCCACCGTGGGCTGGATTCCGGAGCACGTCTGGGACTGGGGCAGCAAGCCCGTTGACACGGCGGCTCTGGAGGGCAGAACGTGCTACGCCGGACTGGACCTGTCCTCCACCACGGACATCACCGCATTTGTGCTGGTGTTTCCGCCGGAGAGCCAGGACGCACCTTACATCGTGCTGCCCTACTTCTGGCTGCCGGAGGATACGCTGGACTTGCGTGTCCGGCGTGATCACGTCATGTACGATGTGTGGGAAAAGCAGGGCTACATCTGCACCACCGAGGGCAACGTGGTACACTACGGCTTTATTGAGCAGTTCATTGACGATCTGGGACGGAAATTTCACATCAAGGAGATCGCCTTTGACCGCTGGGGTGCAGTGCAGATGGCACAGGACTTAGAGGACATGGGCTTTACCATGGTGCAGTTCGGACAGGGCTTTCGTGACATGTCGCCGCCGTCCAAGGAGCTGATGCGGCTGCTGCTGGAAAAGCGTATCCGGCACGGCGGCAATCCGGTGCTGCGGTGGATGTCGGGGAATGCGGTGGTCAGGCGTGATCCAGCCGGCAACATCAAGCCGGACAAGGAAAAGTCCACGGAGAAAATTGACGGGATCGTGGCACTGGTCATGGCTCTGGATCGCTGCATCCGGCACAAGGACGACACCCAGGGCAGCGTGTACGACGAAAGAGAACTTCTGATTTTTTGAGGTGATGACACATGGGAATTTTCACAGGGCTGTTCCGGTCACGGGACAAGCCGAAGAACTACTATCACAGCCCGTCCTACGCCTACTGGTTCGGGCGGTCGAAAAGCGGTGCAGAGGTCAATCCCTTTACGGCGATGCAGCAGTCGGCGGTGTACGCCTGCATCAAGGTGCTGGCGGAATCCGTGGCACAGCTGCCCCTGCATCTGTACGAGCGGACGGAACACGGCAAAGAGCCGGCAGTGCAGCATCCGCTGTACAAGGTGCTGCATGACCAGCCCAATCCGGAAATGACCTCGTACACGTTCCGGGAGGTGCTGATGACGCACCTGCTCATTTACGGCAACGCCTACGCCCAGATCATCCGCAACGGTCGGGGCGAGGTGCTGGGGCTGTATCCGCTGGCGGCGAACCGTGTCCGGGTGGAACGGGAGGACAGCGGCGAGCTGGTCTATCTCTACCGCCGCTATGATGATGCGAACCCCAATTTCAGGGAACAGGGCGAGATCCGGCTGTATGACTTTGACGTGCTGCATATCCCCGGAATGGGGTTCGACGGGCTGGTGGGCTATTCACCCATCGCTCTGGCACGGAACGCCATCGGTCTGGCTCTGGACTGCGACCAGTACGGCTCCAGCTTCTTTGCCAACGGGGCAGCACCCAGCGGCGTGCTGAAGCATCCGGGCGTGCTGAAAGATCCCCAGAAGGTGCGTGACGCATGGGAAAAGGCTTATGGCGGAGCAGGGAACTCCCACAAGACCGCCGTGCTGGAAGAGGGCATGGACTACCAGCCCATTTCCATGACACCCCAGGACAGCCAATTCCTTGAAACAAGGAAGTTCCAGCTGGAAGAGATCGCCCGGCTGTACCGGGTGCCGCTGCACATGATCGGCGATCTGGATCACGCCACGTTTTCCAACATCGAGCAGCAGTCTCTGGAGTTTGTGCAGTTCACGCTGATGCCGTGGCTGACCCGGTGGGAGCAGGAAATTCAGCGTTCCCTGCTCCTGCCTCAGGAGGGACGGCGGTATTTCGCAAAGTTCAACGTAGACGGCATGCTCCGGGGCGACTATAACAGCCGGATGCAGGGCTATGCCACTGCACGGCAGAACGGCTGGATGTCTGCCAACGACATCCGGGAGCGTGAGGACGAGAACCGCATTCCGGCAGAGGAAGGCGGCGATCTGTATCTGGTAAACGGCAGCTTTACCAAGCTGCAAGATGCCGGTGCATTTGCAAAAAATGGAGGTGAAAGCAAATGAAGAAGTTTTGGAACTGGCTGCGGAACGATGCAGACGGCGAGAGCGAGCTGTATCTGGACGGTGCCATTGCCAGTGAGACCTGGTGGGGCGATGAGGTCACGCCTGCCGCATTTCAGGCGGAGCTGAAACAGCACACCGGAGATGTGACCGTCTGGATCAACTCGCCAGGCGGCGATGTGTTCGCAGCGGCACAGATCTACACCATGCTGCGGAATCACCCCGGAAAGGTCACGGTGAAGATCCACGGCATTGCCGCATCTGCTGCATCGGTGGTGGCAATGGCAGGTGACACCACGCTCATCAGCCCAGTGGGAATGCTGATGATCCACAATCCGTCCACCATGGCAGCCGGCGAGAAAAAGGACATGGAGCAGGCAATCGCTGTGCTGGAGGAAGTCAAGGAATCCATTCTGAACGCCTATGCGGCAAAGACCGGACTGTCCCGGAATCGTCTGGCGAAGATGATGGATGCGGAAACGTGGCTGAACGCCAACGAGGCAATGCGGCTGAGATTCGTGGACGGCATCCTGTTCGCCGAGGACGATCCAGACAAAAAGCCGGAGGAAGAAGAACCCGACGAAGAGCCGGAGGAGAATCCGGACGAACCCGACGAAGAGCCGGACGAACCCGACAAGAAAGAACCCCCTGCACAGGCGTATTCCCAGAAACAGACGATGCAGTCGTTTCTGGCAAAGCTGGGGCAGAGCAAAAGCGACAGAACCGTGGACGCTGCACAGCTGCGTGCACGGTTGAACCTACTGAAACCGTAAGGAGGAAAGGCGAATGACTATGACAGAGAGAATGCAGCGTCTGACAGCACTCCGGCAGGAGCGTGCTGCAAAGTGGGACACCGCCAGAACATTTCTGGATTCCAAGACCCACAACGGCAGAATGAGCGAGGCGGACGCTGCCGCATATGAGACCATGGAAAAGGAACTGACCGATCTGGGCAACGACATTGCCCGTCTGGAACGTGCCAACGAGCTGGAGGCAGCCATGAATGCCGCCGCTGATCCCATTCTGGGCGAACCCCGCAGCGGCAAGGCTGCCGGCACAGGCACTGCGTCCGCATCGTACAAGCAGGCGTTCTGGGATGCGGTCCGGAACAAGCACTATACCGCTGCGGTGCAGAACGCATTGCAGGTGGGAACGGACACCGAAGGCGGCTATCTTGTCCCCAGCGAGTTCGAGCGTCAGCTGATCGAGGCACTGGAGGAGGAGAACGTGTTCCGTACACTGGCGACCGTGATCACCACAGCATCCGGCGACCGGAAGATTCCCATTGTCAGCGACAAGGGCGAGGCATCGTGGATCGACGAGGAAGGCACCTTCCCGCTGTCGGACGATACCTTCGGACAGAAGTCCCTGGGTGCGTACAAGGTGGGTACGGCACTGAAGGTTTCCACAGAGCTGCTCAATGATGCCGCCTTTGATCTGGAGGCGTACATCTCCAGAGAGTTCGGTCGCAGACTGGGTACAAAGGAAGAGGAGGCGTTCTGGGTCGGTGACGGCAAGAGCAAGCCGACCGGTATTTTCAATGCCACCGACGGTGCAGAGACCGGCGTGACTGCCGCATCGGCATCGGTGACCTTTGACGATATGCTGGAGCTGTACTACAGCCTGAAAAGCCCGTACCGCAAGAAGGCGACATGGGCGATGAATGACGCTACCGTCAAGGCACTCCGCAAAGTCAAGGACACCACAGGGCAGTACATCTGGCAGCCGTCTGTGGTTGCCGGCGTGCCGGACATGATCATGAACCGCCCGTATGTGACTTCCAGCTACATCCCGGCTCTGGCGTCCGGCAAGACCGGCATTGCCTTCGGCGATTTCAGCTACTACTGGATCGGCGACCGGCAGGGCATCACCTTCAAGCGTCTGGACGAGCTGTTCTCCATGACCGGACAGGTGGGCTTCCTGGCATCCAAGCGTGTGGACGGCAAGCTGATCCTGCCCGAGGCGGTAAAGCTGCTGGCAGTGAAGTGACGGAGGTGCTGTATGGTGACGCTGGAAGAGGCAAAGAACTATCTCCGTGTGGAGCATTCCGAGGACGACGAGCTGATCCAGTCCCTGCTGCTGACTGCAAAGCAGACGGTGCAGGACGTGGGCAGGGTGTCGGCAGAGCAGTATGAGCAGGAGGAGACCTGTCACACTGCCACGCTGTACGCCGTCGCCTATCTGTATACCCACCGGGAGAACGCCGACCACAACGCCCTGCTGCTGACGCTGCGGGCAATGCTGTTTGCACAGCGGGAGGGAGTGATCTGATGGCAATATCAATTGCAGAGAGAAACCAGCGTATCACCGTGCAGCAGAACGAAACGGTGACAGACCGCATCGGCAACCACACCAGTGCATGGACGGATTTTTTGGAGCTGTGGGCAAACGTGACAATTACTGCATCCACGGAGGGAACAGAGGCGGGTGTTACGTCCATGCGGCAGACGATGAAAGCGATCGTGCTGAAAAGTGCCACGACAGCGGCACTGTGCAGCAACCGCCACCGGATCCTGTTCGGCGGCGAGATCTACAACATTACCGGTGTGATGCCGTACTACACCAGCGGCGATCTGGTGCAGATCACGGCGGTGTCGCAGCGGGAAAGGCTGGTGGAATGTGATGAGCAATGTGGATATTGACGATCTGGCAGCGGCGGTGATGGAAGGGCTGGAGGAGTATGTGGAGCTGGCGGAGGACGCCATGAAAGACGCTGTCACACAGACGGCAAAGGCAGCCCGAAAAGAACTGGTGACCACATCACCTGACGGCAAGACCGGCAAATACCGGAAGGGCTGGCGTGCGTCTGTAGTGGAAGAAAAGGCACATATGCGGCATATGTCCGTACACAACCGGAAGTATCAGATCGTACACCTGCTAGAAAAGGGACACGCAAAGCGGAATGGCGGGCGTGTGGCTGCCAGACCGCACGTTGCTCCGGCAGAGGAACACGGTGCAGAGATGCTGGAAACCCTGATTACAGAAGCGTTGGGAGGCTGAGCGTATGACCTATGAAGAGATCACGGCGATGATGCAGGAGATCGGACTGCCCTGTGCATACCATCATTTCGCAGAGGGCGAAAGTCCGCCGCCGCCGTTTGTGGTGTACCTGTCGCCGGGAGAGCATACGTTCCACGCCGACAACATCAACTATTACAGCTGGAAGCAGCTGGACGTGGAACTGTACACGGACACGAAAGATCCGGACGCAGAGCAGCGGGTGGAAGATGTCCTGACCGCACACGGGATCAGCTATGTAAAATCGGAAACATGGATCGAGAGCGAACGGCTCTATGAAGTCCTGTATGAAATGGAAGTCTGACTTAGAATGAAGGAGGCTGGCGTATAAAATGGCAGCAGGAAAGAAAAACAAGGTAAAATTCGGTTTGAACAAGGTGCATTTTGCGATGTGCCATATTGATGATGACGGCAATGCCACATATGACACACCGGTGCGGATCCCCGGCGGCGTGTCGCTGTCGGTGAACCCCTCCGGCGAGCCGGAGAACTTCTATGCGGACAACCGTGTGTTCTACGTCATCAACAACAATTCCGGCTATGAGGGGGATCTGGAGCTGGCACTGTTGTCGCTGGAATTTCGCAAAGACGTGCTGGGCGAGATTCTGGATCAGAAGGGAGTGCTGGTGGAGAAGAACGATGCAGAGCTGAAACAGTTTGCACTGCTGTTTGAGTTCGACGGCGATGTAAATCACATCCGCCATGTGCTGTATTGCTGCACAGCGTCCCGTACCGCAGTAGAGGGCGAAACCAACACAGATACCAAGACACCGAAAACGGAAACCTGCTCCTTCACTGCCGCAGCACTGGACAATGGTCTAGTCAAGTGCCGCACCTGTGAGGAAACGGATTCTGAAGTATACGCAAACTGGTACAAGGCGGTATATGTACCGAATGTGACAGAAGCAACGGGGGAATAAGCAATGCTGGAAAAGAAGATCATGATCGACGGCAAGCCGGTGAAGTTCCGTGCCTCTGCCGCCGTTCCAAGACTGTACATGGCACTGACCGGCTCTGACATTTTTTCTGACATCGGAGATCTGACAGAGCAGTTCCACAAGCCGGCGGAAACCGGTGAGCAGCAGAAAGCACAGATCGATCTGAAAGATCTGGGCAAGATGAGCACGTTTGAGAACATCGCCTATGTGATGGCAAAGGCGGCGGACAGCAGCGTGCCGGACACGGTGGAGGAATGGCTGGATCAGTTCGGCATGATGTCTGTCTGGCGTGCATTCCCGCAGATCGCAAAGCTGTGGGCAGCCAGCCAAAAGACAAACGTAGACCTTAAAAAAAAGAACGTCCGACAGAACGCCCGATGACGACGGCACTGTTCCTGCTCCGGTGTGTGGAGCTGGGACTGTCGATGGAGGACTTGAACGTCCTGACATACGGCATGGTGATCGATATGTTTTCAGAGCGTTCCAACGATGATTATGACTATCCGATCCGTGCGACACAGCGGGATTTTGACACATTCTGATGGAGGTGAAGTGCTGTGGCAAATGATAGGCGTATCAAGGGATTGACCATTGAGATCGGCGGCGACACCACGCAGCTTTCGGAATCCCTGCATGATGTGAACAAGTCCATTGCTTCCACACAGGCACAGCTGAAGGATGTGGAAAAGCTGCTGAAGCTGGACCCTACCAACACGGAAATGCTTGCCCAGAAGCAGGAACTGCTGACGCAGGCGATCAGCAAGACAGAGGAGAAACTGGAAACGCTGAAGGACGCAGCTGTGCAGGCGGAAAAGCAGCTGGGAGAGGGAAAGATCTCACAGGAGCAGTTCGCCGCATTGCAGCGTGAGATCGCAGCAACAGAGATCGAACTGAAACGATACGATTCCCAGCTGGATACCGCGGCAGATGCCACGGAAGATTTGGGCGACGCTGCGGAGCAGGCGGCACAGGATTCCGGTGATGCAAGCGAGGAGATCGGCGAACTCAGCGATGCAGCGGACGATCTGGGAGATGCAGCGGAGAATGCCGGTGACGGTACAAAAGACCTTGGCGAATCTGCCAGGGATTCCGGCGACGGCTTTTCCGTTCTGGACGGGGCTGTGGCGACCTTTATCGGAAACGGTCTGACTGCACTGGTGAGTGCTATCGGCGATGCCATTTCCACATTTGCCGAACTCAGCGAATCTACGCAGGAGTACCGGGAGAATATGTCCAAGCTGTACACTGCCACATCTGCGGCAGGCATGGATGCGGACTACATCACACAGGCATACAGCCAGCTGTACGGCGTTCTGGGCGATGAAACCGCCACCACGACCACTATTTCCAACTTTGAAAAGCTGGGCGTATCCATGCAGGACATGGACAGCCTGCTGGACAGTGCCACCGGCATCTGGGCGGTGTACGGTGATTCCATTCCGCTGGACGGTCTGGCGGAGAGTGTCAACGAAACGGCGAAGGTCGGACAGATCACCGGCACAATGGCGGATGCGATCAACTGGGCATCTGCCAGCAATGACACATGGACAAATGCTCTCAGCGGCAATGCGGCGGCACTGTCCGCATTTCAGAGCGGCGTATCCCAGGGAATGAGTGCAGAGGACGCATTCAACGAGGCACTGGCTGCCTGCGGCGATGAGCAGGAACGGCAGCAGCTGATTATCAGCACGCTGAACGGACTGTACGCCGACAGTGCGGAAACCTATCGGGAGAACAATGCGTCCATCATTGATGCACGGGAAGCAACGGTCAACTATCAGGACGCTGTGGCAGGCGTAGGAGCTGCCATGGAGCCGCTGCAAACCACCATGACCAATTTCAAGGCGAATCTGATCTCCGGCGTATCTCCTGCATTGCAGGAACTGTCTGACGCCTTCATGGATGTGATCGCCGGTGCGGACGGGGCAGAGGAAGGCATTGCATCTGCCGTTACGGGGCTGGTGGATACCGTTTCTTCTATGGCATCAGACCTGCTTCCGCAGCTTCTGGAAATGGGAACACAGATTCTCGGAGGCATTATGCAGGGGCTTGCACAGAGTACACCTACGCTGATGGCTACTGTTTCTGATATGATTCTGCAATTGATTCAGGCGATAACAGCGTTTTTACCGCAGTTCGCAGAAGCAGCCGTCACCATTGCCGGAAGCATCGTCACTCAGCTGACTGCTTTTGTGCCACAGCTGCTGCAAGCCGCAACTACGCTGCTCATGGCAATTGTAGATGCTGTACCGATGATCGTCAACACGCTTGTGCCAATGCTGCCGCAGCTGATCACAGCAATTGTGACAGCATTGCTCGGTGCAGTGCCGCAACTGTTACAGGCTGCCACGACCCTGCTCATGGCAATTGTGAATGCTCTGCCCACGATCATCACCGCACTGACGGCAGCTCTGCCGCAGATTCTCACAGCGATCACGAACTGCCTGCAAGCGTCAATTCCGGTACTGCTGCAGGCGGCGATTACACTGCTTATGGCAATCGTGGACGCACTGCCGACGATCATTGACGCACTGGTGGCTGCAATTCCGGTCATCATCACCACGCTGGTGGACTTTTTCACGAACAACATCGACACCATTCTGGATGCAGCCATTCAGCTGCTGATGGCTCTGGTGGATGCGATTCCGGAAATTCTGGTGGCTCTGGGCAATGCACTGCCACAGATCATCAGTGCGATTCTGAATGCCGTGGTAGACGCTGTGCCGAAGCTGCTGAAAAAATCAAGGGAACTGTTCGGGAATATTATGGAGGCACTAGGCGAACTGCTGGGCAAGCTGCCCGGCAAGATGCTTGAGGTACGGGATTCCATTGTCAACGGCATCCGCAATTCCCTCGGCTCTATCGGTTCTGCCGCAGCGGACATTGTCAGTGCGATCTGGGATCACATCAAGGAACTGCCGGGCATGATGCTGGACGTAGGACGAGATCTGGTGGAAGGTTTGTGGAACGGTATCAGTGACATGGTGGGCTGGATCGGGGACAAGATCTCCGGATTCGGCGACAGTGTACTGGGCGGACTGAAAGACTTTTTCGGCATTGCGTCGCCGTCCAAGGTGATGCGTGACGAGGTCGGCAAGTTCCTGCCTGCCGGCATTGCGATCGGCATTGAGGATTCCACCCTGTCCGCTGTGAAGTCTGTCCGCAGCATGGCAGACAAGCTGCGAAATACTGCGGTAGAGAGTCTGAACGGCATGACGTCCGGTGCAGCATACCGAATGCAGCAGAACCCCATGACGGCAGCTGTCCGGAAAAATGCCGCTGTCGTCAACAACTACTATAAGACCGACAACAGCCGAACGGTAAACCAGACCAACAACAGCCCCAAGGCACTGTCCCGTCTGGAGATCTATCGGCAGACCAACAACGCACTGAACCGGTGAGGTGAACCATAATGAAATACCATTTGATTCTGGAAAACGCCGCCGGAGAGCAGCTGGACATGAGCACAACGGCAAACCGTTATATGATGTCAAAAGTCACCGGACTGGACCCGCCCGGTGCGACGATCAGCACGGCGACCTATGCCACCATGAACGGCAGCCAGCTGAACCGGGCGTTTCTGGAAAAGCGGAACATCGTCATTTCCTTTGAAATGCGTGGTGTCGGCGTGGAGAAACGGCGGCACAGGCTATATCGTGTAGCAAAGCCGTCGGAATACATCAAGGTGTATTACCGGACATCCAACATCGATGTCTATACAGAGGGGGTTGTGGAAACCTGTGAGCCGTCCCGGTTTGATATGCCGGTATCCGGTCAGATCAGCATCCTCTGTCCGGACGTATACTTCTACAGTACGCAGGACACCATTGTGCAGCACGGCAGTATCGTCAGCGGTTTTAAGTTTCCGTTTGCTATTGCAGAAAAGCCCGGTGTGCCGCTGGGCGTGTATCGGACCGACAACAGCATCACCATACAGAACAACGGTGACACCATCGGCATGGAGATCACGCTGGAAGCCAAAGGCGGCATCGTAGGAACGCCGACGATCTATAACGCCGACACCGGAGCCTATCTCCGGATCACCGGGGATATTCTGGAGGGCGACAAGATCACCATTACCACCAGACACGGACACCGCACGGTGACGCTGACAAGAAACGGCGTTTCCACGCCGATCATGAACCGATGGGTGTCTGGTTCTGACTGGCTGGAGCTTCCCACAGGGAAATCCCATTTTTATCTCACGGCAATGAAAGGGCTGAAATATCTGATCGTGACATTTCGGCATACAGATGCCTATCTGGGGGTGTGACAGTGTATCTGGAAATTTTTCAGACCGCCAGTGCGGAAAACGGTCTGGGCGTAACGCTCACCGGCATATGCGACACGTTTTCCAGTCTGATCTGGGACGTGGAGTATTTTTCACCGGGAAAGTTTGAGGTGTACGTTTCCGCCAATGCGGACACCATCGCCCTGTTCCGGCGTGGGAACATTGTGGGCAGAAGTGACGACAAGCGGCACTACGGCATCATTGAGGGCGTGTATCTGCGGACAGATGCGGAGAACGGCGACTATCTGACGATCTCCGGACGGTTTCTCATGTGCCTGCTCAGCCGCCGCATCATCACGCCTACGCTGTCGTTTACGGCATACCGCACATACGGCGAGATCGTGCAGACCGCCGTCCAGAAAAACTGCATCACCCCGTGGACGGCGGCTGAGCGTGGAATCCCGTCCCTGAAAATCGGCACAGTGTCCGGGGAATGCTGGGAGATCAAGAACGTCTTGCAGGTCAGCTATGAGAACCTCATGGACTGGATCTATACCGTGTGCCGGAACATTGGCGGCACTGCCAACATCCGGCTGCGTGAAGTCGATACCGGCAAGTACGCCATGTTTCTGGAACTGTCACAGGGGACAGACCGCAGCATCATGCAGCGGGAAAATATGCCGGTGGTATTTTCCGATGCCTATGACAATCTGCTGACGTACATCTATAATTCGGACTATTCCGAATACCGGAACTATGCCTATATCTACGGCGAAGGAGAAGGAATCCGGCGGCAGTCCGCTGCCTGCTATTCCGGAGAGGAAACGCCGACGGGGCTGTCACGCTATGAGATCTATGTCAATGCAAGCGACTTGTCGCAGACGATCCGGAACGACGACGGCAGCGAAACTGTGGTTTCCGAATCGGAGTATAAAGAAATGCTGCGGGAACGCGGCACAGAGAATCTGGTTGCTCCCGTGCTGTCCAGTGAGGCAACCATTGTGACGGAGAGCCATCAGTTTGTCTATGGAAAAGATTATCAGGTCGGCGATTTTGTCACCATGCAGCACACCGGATACGGCATACAGATCCCACGGGTGCGGCTGGTGGGCATGATCGAAAGCTTTGACAGTGAAGGCTATGGGCTGACACCTGTCGTACAGGAATGAGGTGCATCAAAATGGAATGTGGTTTTTTCAACAGCAAAGGAGAGGACAGGCTCTATAATGCAGAGCATTTCACAAGCTATCTGTCCAGTATGATCTGCAACGGCGTGCAGGATACTGTGGGCGAATGCTTTGCCCCGTCTGTGTCTGAGGGCGACGGTCTGTTGCTGACCATCGGCAGCGGCAAGGCGTGGATCAATGGGCATTACGCACAGACAACGACCAGCGAAAAGCTGGATCTCTCTGCATATGTAGACGAATCTCTGGGACGGTGTGTTGCTGTCGGTGTCTACTGTGATACTAGCGAATCGGTGCGGGACTGCGGCTTTGAAGTACTTGCCGGCACCTGCTCCGGCAGTCCCAGACCGCCGAAATTTTCCAACACGGAGAGCAGGACATATCTGACGATCTGCACCGTGCGTCTGCGTCCCGGTGCAGCGTCTATCCTCAGCGGCGACGTGACGGACTGTAGGAACGACGAAACCCTCTGCGGCTACTGCAAGTGTATTCTGGGCAAATGCAGAGTGACGGAGATGCTTGCCGAAATGGCAAAGACAAACGCCACACTGGACGAACTGCAAAAGCGGCTGGATGAAATGAACAGTCAGATCACCGAGATGCAGACGAAGGTGGACGATCTGACGGCAGGCGAGATCCTGGCGACCGGACAGTGCGGCGAGAATGTTTACTATGTACTTTATGACAGCGGCAAGCTGCTGCTGCGTGGCTCTGGTGCAACGTATGACTATGAGATCAGCGGCTCTCCGTTTTATGAAAACGGGGAGATCAAAAAGCTGGTTGTCAGCGAGGGCATCACCGAGATCGGCAACAGCCTTTTCGATCACTGCCGGAATATCGCTGCGGTAAGTTTCCCGAATACGCTTACCCGAATCGGAAAGCGTGCTTTCTTTGCGTATGCAGACGGCGAACTGGCGGCACTGGAGTTCCCGTCCTCTGTCACCACCATCGGAGACGAGGCGTTCTCTGACCAGGGCATGACATCTGTTACACTGCCGAAAACATTGACAACACTGGGAACCTACCTGTTCCGGAGTGCGGATAACTTGCAGAGTGTTCGGGTGGAGTGTGCAGAGATTCCGGCGTTCTGCTTTGTGAGCTGCGGAAAGCTGAGTCAGATGACACTCAGCAAGAACGTGAAGAAGATCGGTGCAAACATCATCAATTACTGCACACAGCTGAAAACGATCACCTATGAGGGCAGTCTGGAAGAGTGGAAGGCAGTTGAAAAGTATGCGAACTGGGACGGCAACAGCGGCAGCACCAACCCCGGCTATCTGGACAATATTGTCTGCATAGACGGAACAATGGTCTATGACCGTGACAACAAGACATGGAATGAGGTGAAAAGCTGATGCTGAAATTTTGCATCTATGGGCAGAAAATGGAACTGATAAACCGTCAGACGATCGCCGATCAGCAGATCTGTTTCGTGGATATGTGCTTTCTGTTCTCTCCGGACTGGGAACAGATGGACAAAACGGCACAGTTCGCACAGGGCGAAAAGACCTATAACGTGCATCTAGGCACGGGAAACGTCTGCCGCTGCCTGCTCCCGGCGGAGCTGCAAACCGGATGTGTCAGCGTCAGCGTGTTCGGCTATGCGTCGGACAGCTCAGTCCGTGCGACGACCGTTCCCCTAGGCATCGGCATCAAGCGTTCCGGTTTCCGGGGCGACGGCGAAACGCCGATCCCGCCTACGCCGGACTTATATGCACAGCTGATCGCAGAGATTGACAAAAAGATTGCAGATGTCCATGACGGAAAAGACGGAGCCGACGGCAAATCTGCCTATCAAATCGCCGTGGACAACGGGTATCCCGACACGGAGCAGGCGTGGCTGGCATCTCTCAAAGGGGACAAGGGCGACACCGGCGAACCGGGAGCAGCCGGCGAAAAGGGCGAACCCGGCGAAAAAGGTGACACCGGAGCTGCCGGAAAAGACGGCAGGGACGGCACAGACGGTGCGGCAGGGCGTGACGGAGTAAACGGTGCGTCTGCCTATGAGATCGCCGTACAGCACGGCTACAGCGGCTCAGAAACGGCATGGCTGGAATCCCTGCACGGTGCGGACGGAGCAAAGGGCGATACCGGAGCAGCTGGTGCCAAAGGTGAAAAGGGAGATAAAGGCAACCCCGGAGAAACCGGTGCTGCTGGTAAAGACGGAGCAGACGGATTTTCTCCTGTCGCAAAGGTGGAGAAGTCCGGCAGCGTGGTGACCATCACCATTACAGATGCCAACGGCACAACGATCGCAACGCTGACAGAGGGTGCAGCCGTAGACCTCACCCCATACGCAAAGACGGTCTATGTGGACGAAAAGGTGCAGGAGTCGTCCGACAGTCTGACGTATACCTTGCAGGAGCATACGCTGTCCATCACGCATCTGGAGGAATCTGCACACACCCATGACAACAAGGCAGTGCTTGACCAGCTGAACGAGGAACAGTGGAAGTTTATCAACGGTGCGGCGAATAAGGCACATGTCCATGAGAATAAGGGGACGCTGGATAAGATTACAGATGCGGGCTGGAATACGGTTTATGGGAATACGCATTCGCACGAAAACCAAGCGGTTCTGAACGCTGTTACAGCTGCGTTTACGGCGGCTCTCAAAGCAAAGTTGGACGGTATCGCTGCTGGTGCAACTAAGGTCGCGGTAGACAGTGCCTTGTCTGCTACATCCACAAATCCGGTGCAGAACAAAGCTGTAAAAGCCGCACTGGACAGCAAGTCGGCATCTGAGCATACACATGCGATGATAACAAACAGTTCTAAATTGATAAGTGGAGCAAATAATGCTGCGCAATGGTGTAGATTGGGTACACTAGTGTCGGCAGGAAATTTTACAACGGCAGTTATACGTGTATGGTCTGGGAATGGTGCTAATGGAACAGCATCACAAAATTCATCATTTGAAATTCATATAAAAGATAGTTGGCAATCCACAGAATCGGCGACAAAAGCGTGCGGCGTTACAGTATATCGTACAAATGCATATACTGTTGCAGTCCGTGTAATACCCACAGCACACAACACCTATACCGTCTGGGCATATCTCCCGTGGGGATATTGGAATGGTAACTACGCAGTAAATGGGCGCTATCAAACATGGACAAGCGATTTTAAAAATCAACCAGACAGACCCGAAGGTACTGCCGCCGACACAGCATACTATGACAATGCATTTCTAACCAGCACCGTAGCTAAAGCCACCGAAGCCACCACGCTGACAGACAGCGGTTGGATAATCCCGACATTTCCCAGCGGCATCAAAAGCAGCACTATCCGGTACCGCAAGCAGGGCAAGATCGTGTCTGTAAGCGGATACGTGACTTTTTCCGAAGCCGCGTCCGCAAAAGTAGTGCTTACACTCCCAGAGGGATACAGACCGCCGGCAAAAGTGAAGCAATTTTGTGCCGTTGACAGCTCCTCACAAGCATCTTTTTTGACCACGATAGACACAGACGGCAAGGTCAGCTTTGTGGGCAAAACGCAAGGATTTTTTACTACAGAAACTGAGTACTATATGCACTGCACGTTTTTTGTAGATTAACATTTAACTCAGCCATTTTGTGTTTTATTGACTGACTAGGAGGAAAATCACATGAAAGAAACCATCTGCACCATCGTCGGCATTGTCGGCAGTTTTATTGCCGGGCTGTTCGGCGGCTGGGACGCGTCCATGGTCACGCTGCTGCTGTTCATGGGCGTGGATTACATCACAGGGATTGCGGTGGCAGCCTGCGGCAAGTCCCCGAAATCAGACACCGGCAGACTGTCCAGCAAGATCGGCTGGCGCGGTCTGGCAAAGAAATGCGTCTCCCTGCTGCTGGTTCTGGTGGCGGTACGCCTGGATATTACCCTGGGCACATCGTACATCCGGGACGCGGTGTGCATCGCGTTTACCGTCAACGAGCTGATTTCCATCACGGAAAATGCGGGGCTGCTGGGCGTGCCGCTGCCGGGAATTTTGACGAAAGCAATCGAACTATTACAGAACAAAGGAAAGGATGAATGATTATGGCAATCTTAACACCTGACAAAACAACCACGCTCGGCGGTGTGAACGTCAAGGAGTATCTGCTGACAAGGCACAATCCCAACCACATTGATATGCCCTCTGTTTCCACGGCAGGAAAAATCATCGGGGTGACCGTTCACAACACAGACTGGATCACCGTAGCAAGAGGCACGACACCTGCGGAACAGTATACAAGAGCAACCGTTAATGGCAATATGAAGGACGTGCGTGTCCATTACTATGTAGACAATACTTGTGCATGGCAGAATCTGCCTCACAGTCTGAGCGGCTGGCACGCTGCTGATGGCAGTGGCAATGGAAATCGCAGAACCATTGCTATCGAGTGCATTATGTCCTCTTCGTACAATTCTACCGATAAGAAGTCGGAGGATAATGCAGCAAAATTGGCAGCTGCACTTCTGAAACAGTATGGATTGGACATTAACCACCTGTACACGCACACACACTGGCTGAATGTTCGTGACGGCAAGCGTGGTACAGTGGATCAGCTGAACACCATGCACAACAGCTATAAAATGTGTCCGGCGTACATTCTGCCGCATTGGGCGGCGTTCAAAGCAAAGGTGCAAGCCTATCTGAATGGCACTTCTGCCGCAAAGCCATCCAACGCGCAGCTGTACAGAGTCCGAAAGAGCGCGAACGATATGAAGAGTCAGCTCGGCGCATATGCTTCTCTGGAGAACGCCAAGAAGGCATGCAAGGCAGGGTATTCTGTTTTCGATTCCAGTGGGAAGGCGGTGTATACCAACAGCAGCTCCGGGAAGTTTGCGAAAGGCCAGGCGGTGCACATCGGCAGCAATGTACCGCTGTTCGCCAACGAAACTACTACCACACCTGCTTCACGGCTGACCGCCGGAACGTACTACATCTACGACGGCGTACCGTGCAAGCTGGGACGGTATCGTGTTACTACTACGGCGGCTTCCTGCGGTAAAAAGCCGGCGGGGAAGTATGTCACGGGGTATGTGTCTTGGGATAATTTCAAGTAACACAGAAATAATAATCCGATGCAAATAACGAAAAAACCGGCAGTACAGCAGGAGGTTTCCTGTTTTGTACTGCCGGTTTTTGTTGACAATCGAAAGAAAATGTGATATACTATTTCTTGAAAATATTGGAGATAGCAAGCAATGATGGTGTAAGAATTGTAAGTTCGCATTTTGTTGCATTGCCTCCACCATACCTGCACCCTTATTTTGATACAAAATAAGGGTGCATTTTCATTGTCAAAAAGCCTGAAAACTTCGTTGTTTTCAGGCTTTTATCGTTTTCTTATTTAAGATTTTCGGTGAAAAATACGCTTTGATTTCACACTTTGGGGCGTTTTGAGAAAAGTAATCGTTTTCTTGTGGGCAAAAAATGCACCCTCCCAAAGTAAAAATGCACCCTTTTTCAGTTATCGTTTTCCAGTATGCACCCACCTATCGTTTTCTTGTGAAAAGCAAAAAAAAGCACCCACTACAGCTTAATGCCATAGTGGGTTTCTTGCTTTATGCTTCAATCTCCGTTCCGTCAACAAACTGGAAAACCATTCTGCCATCATGGAATACGGTTACTTTCTCAATGGTCGTTCGCCAGATACTGTCATCAAAGTAGTCGATGGGTTCGTTGGTTTTCTCAAGAGTTCTCAGAAATGATGCCATTGATTCAATTCTACTCTGGTGCTCAATACGTTTCTGCTGCATTTTTTGGAGCAATCCTTTCTTTCTCTCGTATTGTTCTGTCAGCTCATCGTAGCGAAGGTTGTAAGAATCCTGATTTTGTACGGATTCCGCATTTTTCTGAATATGCTCACGAATCAGAGTACCAATGTCGTTCAGTTCCATGGTCAGCATTTCTATTTTAGTATCCAGAGCAGAAGTATCGGACAAATCCTCCAACAGCATCCTGCAAGTTTCCAGCACCATTTCTCTGTTCTGAAAAAATGCAGCAAAGGCGGAGATAAACCGTATTTTAATTTCATCCTCATAAAGATGCGGCGTGGAACAGAAATGCTCTCCCTTGAATTTGTTGTTGCATTGCCAAATTACACGGCGGTATTTACTGGTTGAGTGCCAGACCTTTGAACCGAAAAAGTGTCCGCAGTCGCCGCAGACCAGTTTTGCAGAAAACATCGTACTGCCGCTGTATTTTCTGCCAAGTTTCTTGCGTCTTGTAAATTCAGCCTGCACTTCTTCAAAATCTTCCGGAGAAATTATTGGTTCGTGAGATTCCTCTATGTAATACTGCGGAACTTCTCCTTCATTGATTTTGGTCTTTTTAGTTAAAAAATCCGTTGTGAATTTCTTTTGCAGAAGCGCACTGCCCTTGTATTTTTCATTTGTCAGAATACTCTCAATCGTGGACTGCCGCCAGTTTTCCTTGCCTGCCGGAGTTGGAATATGGCGTTCTGTCAAAGTTTTTGCAATGGCGTAAGATGTCTGACCGTTCATGTAGCTTCTGTAGATAAAGCGGACAATTTCAGCTTCTTCCGGTACAATTTCCGGCAAGCCGTCCTCTCCCTTTTTGTAGCCAAGAAAATGGCTGTATGGCAGACTGACTTTACCGTCTGCAAAGCGTTTTCTCTGTCCCCATGTAACGTTTTCGGAAATGGAGCGTGATTCTTCCTGTGCAAGGCTTGACATTATCGTAATGAGCAATTCTCCTTTAGAGTCCAGCGTATAAATACCTTCTTTTTCAAAGTAAACCTCAATTCCTTTTTCTTTCAGTTTACGTACAGTAGTAAGAGAATCCACGGTATTTCGTGCAAAACGGCTCACACTCTTTGTTATGATAAGGTCGATTTTTCCGGCAAGTGCATCTTCCACCATTTGATTGAAACCCTCACGATGCCGTGTGTTTGTCGCACTTATGCCTGCGTCTGTATAGACCTTGACAAACTCCCAGTCATCACGACTTTGAATGTAATTTGTGTAATGATCAACCTGTGCCTCGTAGGAAGTAATCTGTTCCTCATAATCCGTTGAAACACGGGCGTAACCTGCTACTTTTCGTTTTGTTCTCGTATCCATTGCCGTTCGTGTCTGCGGATTAATGGTCTGCGGAATCATTGTGATTTTTCGTGCCATTGTAAACTCCTTTCCTTTGCTTTTTGTTTCATTTCTTCCGTCCAGCTTTCAGAACGTGACGGATTTTCCCAATGTTTCTGAACCTGTTTACCATTATAAAAGATAAAAATCAGTTCGTTTGGTTCGGGAACAATAATTTGCCGAATATATTTCAGAACTGCGTCGTCGTCATACTTCTCCAACCCTAAAACCTCGCAAAGAACGGATTGCAGAATGTTTTCAGGTATCTGCTTTGCAGCAGGACAGTATTTTTTTCCACGCCTTGCAAATGTGGCACAAATCCAAGCAGAACCTTGCTTGAACACTTTTCGCTGATAATTTTTTCCACAGCATCCGCACTGTATCATTCCCGATAATGGATAGCGGTTTTTTGAACCTGTATGAGAAAATTTTGACTGTCTTTGTGCAATCAACTCCTGCACTTTTTGGAATGTATCACGGTCGATAATCGCTTCATGTGCGTCCTCTACCAGATATTTGGGAAGTTCACCGTTGTTTTGCATTTTTCTCTTTTCGATATGATTATTGCGGAAATATTTCTGTAAAAGCATATCGCCGACATATTTTTCATTGGACAGCAATTCCTTAATTCTTGGAGATGTCCAGAGATTCCCTTGTGCTGTTCTGATACCCATTTCGTTCAGTTTCTTTGCAATTTTCAGACCGCCCATTCCGGAAAGATAGTCCGAAAAAATCATCTTAACGATTTCTGCTTCCGTGGGTTCAATTTCCAGAATACCGTCAGCATTTCTCCGATACCCGAAAATTGTAATGCTCCCGATTTTGCCTTCTTTAAAGTCTTTTCGGATTTGCCACTTGCGATTTTCGCTTGCTGAACGGCTTTCTTCCTGTGCATAGCTTGCAAGAATCGTCAGCATCAGTTCGCCGTCTGCTGAAAGACTGTGAATATTCTGCTCTTCAAAATAAACATCCACACCTAAATCTTTCAATTCACGTATAGTTTCAAGTAATGTGACGGTATTTCGTGCAAATCTGCTGATGGATTTCGTAAGAATCAAGTCCACGCTGCCAGCACGGCATTTTTCAAGAAGTTTCTGAAACTGTTCTCTGTTGTCTTTCGTACCTGTTGCTGCCTCATCTGCATACACACCACAATATTTCCATCCGGTGTGTTTCTGAATTTTTTCACTGTAATAGCTTACCTGTGCGGAAAGAGAATGCAGCATGGCATCCTTGCCGCTGGACACTCTGGCATAAGCGGCAACGTTCAGCAGTTTTGGCATTTTAGGCAGAAATTCGACCTTTTTTATGGTGCGTGCCATATAGTATCCCTCCTCAGTGTTACATATTAAATCAGAAGCGACCTAAAGTCAAGCAGTTTCACGATATATACTGCACAAAGATATATCGAATTTTTCGGCAATTTTTAACTCGCATTTACGAAATTCATGTTCCGAAATAATGCCGTCTTTCCGCCACTTTTTCAGAACAGCAAGTGTGACCTTATAGGTGCTGATTTTTTGTAATTTTTCACTGTTCATCCGCAATACCTCCGTGATAGCAGAGAAGTGAGCAGAATTTACGCTGTTTGCTTTCATAGGCATAGAATTTCTTTCCACATCCTGCGCAGATGACTTCCTTCATTGTACTGGTTCTTCCTGCATTCTTTCTCCAGTATTTCTGTCGACATTGGTCGGAGCAGAATTTTTTCTTCTTTCTATGCGGTGTCTGTGTAATGGTAATGCCACACATCAGGCAAGAGTTATCACTTCTTTTCTTGCGTTTCAGATAGGACTTAATAGTGTTGGGCGATATATGCAAATGCTCTGCAATTTCTGCATTGCTTTTTCCGTTTTGCCGCAAAAGCTCAACGGTTCTTTTTTCTTCTGTTGTCACAAGCAGCACCTCCTACCATACAGTCCGCTAAAAGCTCCAGAAAATTAGCCCCTAAAAGAAAAAATCCCTGAGCAGTTCCGAAAAACTACTCAGAGACATATTATTTCATCAGTTCATTCACACGCTTCTGCACGGCATTGTAATCATATCCGGCATTTGTAAGCTTGTTTTTACGGTCAGTGCCGTTTCCCCATTTACCCTGAATGACTTCACCGGCAATTTCGTCAACGGACTTTTTGGTTGGATAGACAACATTGCCGTTGCCGTCAAACACAGAATATCCCGATTTACAAGCCTTTTTTGCATTGTCCAATGAAGCAAATGCACCGATCTGGGACTTTGCATCAGACCAGCTCTTGCGAACTCTGTAAAGTTGCTTTGTTGTCGGATTTGTCGATACAGAAGTACCTGATTTCATGTAAGACTGCACCTTCGCCTTGAAAGCAGACCAGTGCGGCAAGATATACAACGGACACATCTTATACGGATTCCTTGCTGTATTCAGATAATCCACGCTGCCAGATTTTCCGTCACGGACATTCAGCCAATGCGTATGGGTATAGAGATGGTCGACGCCAAGGTTGTACTTTTTCAGTAAAGCTGCCGCCAGTTTTGCAGAGTTATCCTCTGACTTTTTATCTCTATCGTTATAGGCAGAACTCATAATGCACTCAATTGCGATTGTTCTGCGATTGCCGTTTCCGGAGCCGTCCGCAGCGTGCCAGCCGGAAAGCGTCAGCGGCAAGTTCTGCCACGCACAGGTGTTGTCCACATAGTAGTGCACCCGAACATCATTCATGTTGCCGTTGACGGTTGCACGAGTGTATTGCTCCGCCGGCGTTGTGCCGGATGCTACGGAAATCCAATCCGTGTTATGCACGGTCACACCGATAATTTTTCCGGTCATAGAAACACTCGGCATATCAATGCGATTCGGATTATGCTTCGTGAGTAAATACTCCTTGACGGTCACGCCGCCAAGTGTGGATGTAGAATCCGGTCTTAAAATAGCCATAAGTTAGTCCTCCTTGTTTGAGTTTTCAGTTGATTTTTCTTCGGTTCTGCCGACTTTCGTCTGCAAAACATCGATTGCCTTTTTGATTGCAGGCGGGTAGGGGATACCCATTAAGCTTGTATTTTCAATGATGGATAACAGTTCGTTCAAACAAAAACTGATGCAAACGGCATCCCGGATGTAGTTGGTATTCAGCAGAATATCCATCCGAACTGCAACGACGA